CGGCAGCAGTTACAATAAACCTTTGATTAAAAGTACCCAAAATTGCATCGGCACCAGATGAGTTGGTAGGATTAGTCCAATAATATAAATCCCCCGAAACAGAACCAATAACTGAACCTGGGCCATTTCCTAAATATCTCCAACCAACTCCGGGAATTACATAAGCATTAATAGCTAACGGATAAGCATCATTTGAACCTCCCAAATAAGAAGATAGAGTTTGACCTGACCCTGCTACACCTAATCTTATTCCTTCTTCAACTTGAAGTCTACTTGAAATTCTTGCAGAACCATTTACTTGTAATTTATCAACTCCGTTATCGGTGTTGGTGTTGATTAACGCAGTACCATTAACGGCTAATCTTGCAGCAGGAGTTGTGTAGCCTACACCTATGTTGCCCGAACTTAATAAGTGTACCCCGTTAGTATTAGTGTACCCTGTAGTATCAGTAGCCGGATTTCCAATTACCCAATAAGACCGGGTAACTCCTGATGTAGAAGAACCAACTGCTCCAAAAAAAGCATTAGATGATAAAAAATTTGTGTTATAATATCTGGTTGCCCTTGAAAATCCACCAGCCCCAGTAACTCTAAAATCCAACCCATAATTGTATGAAGTAATATTTAATTCTGCCTCTTTTACATCTAAAACACCACCCGGACTTGTAGTTCCAATCCCTACTTTACCGCTCGGATTTATAGTCATAGCCACCGCAGAAGCCGAATCTACAATGGATGAGTTACCGATGGTTGTACCTGCCGTAAATTTAGGAACTCTGTTTATTGTACCACTACCACTAATACCACCTCCCCCTGCACCAACCTTCACCCATGTACGCTTGTACTTAATGTAAAGCGAACTATCAGCCGGCCTAATCAATATCTGCGAACTATCAGCCGCAACTCCGGCAGCGGTATCCTTTGTAGGAATACCCAACCCATTAACGTAACGTACTTTACTACCTGTTTGCTGCCATTGTGCGGATGCAGATAGTGAACACAGAGTAAGGGTAATTATCAACAATCTTTGTAACATAGTTAGTGTTTTAGTAATGATTTTTTATGTTCTCCTGTACTTGTCATACATTCTGTTTCATTTCCTTCTTCATCATATTTTTTTATATACCAAAACCCGTCAGAATTTTCATGGTATGCGGTCTTACCAAGTTTTGTTTTTATGATTATAGGAAATTCTGTTAACCCGATTTGTTGTGAAATAGGTGTCATAGTTAAAATTTATTGTACTAAAATAATAATTTTCTCCCCTGTAAAGAATGGTACTCCGGCATCTACTTCGAGCGTACCACTTGAGATAGTCCACTTCGCCCCCGTACCCGGTGTACCCGAATAAACAATGGTCTCAAACGATGTACCGCCACGTGAACCATAAAGCATAGTTTTACCCGCCCCACCCGGTATAACGATAGATGTTTCCCCACCCCCGGCGGTGTATTGCAGTACCTGTGTAGTAGTTCCGCTAATAACAACCCCTGTGGGGGTTATGGTTGTGCCTGCTAATGAATACGCCCCAGTACCTTGATAGTTTACCTGGTAGGTGCTAATGTCCTTATTTGCCCCTGTAATGGTAAAAGATTGCAACCACGCCAAACCCGATACTATCACTAACCCACCTGCAGTACCATTATCAATGACAAACTTCAATGATACCAACTCCCGATTCAGTTGGCTATTCAGCATAAACAAGTACGAATAATCATCCAACACAACAAGGCCATCCGCTTGTATTGACCATGAAGCGACATCGGGCCGTGATTCTCTGAACCAGGCACTACTGATATTGGTAGTTTCCATCGCATCCACCTCCACCGAAAAAGTGCAATTTCTTGCACACGCAATTAACGTGTCGGTCATTGCGATTGAGTTGTAGCGGTATATGTTTAGCTTTTGGCCGGTTACGGGGGTCATCTGTTAGGTGTTAAAGTTTGCTTTGTACTAAAAGTTAAATTTGTGTTAGCAATTTGTAACGCAGTACCACTTATCGTATTGTTTACATAATCAATGGTACATGCACCCAAAATATACTTAAATGCGTTAATTGATATTGTTCCCGATGGGTCTGTAATTGCAAAGTTATTAACTAACCCGATAAAATAATCCCCCGCCTGATTGTAAACATTGTACTGCGTAAAAGACATATTAACACGAGGCTTGCTGAATATGTTGTAATACTGCGATAACAAAAGAATTGCAAGTGTGCTATAAGTAACACTACTATCCCCGTAACGAGTCCAGTTAAGTAACCCGTTATTAGATGTAGTTAGTAACGATTGAGATTGAGTACGTGAAACAATACCTGATATTGCGGTATAGTTACCTAACTTAACATTTACCTCTTTTTTATACGGTGAACTTGTGTTAACATTCTGAAAGGTGTATTTAGAATACTGCGATGTATAAGTTAACCGTGCATTGCCAAAGAATCCTTCTGTATGCGCCCCGCCTATTTGTGTACCTACTCTGAAAGTAATCTCTAATGTTCCCGATGCAGGCGCACCGCTTGAATCAATACTTATTCTTTGCGGGTTAACAATATCTCCCACTTCATACCTATAAGCCCCGGCTGATGTGGATGGATTGTATAACCATTCGGGGTCTGCCCCTGCTGCTTTCGTGTACTTGTAAAAGTTGCCACCGCCCACATCAATCTTTATTTCTATGTGCAAAAATGTAGCCCCTCCTGTTGTGCCATACCCATCAAATGACAAACTAACTTTATCGTATTGGTCTATCAGTACCGGAGTAGATACAAGCACCGTATTAGTAGTGCCTCCATCTAAAAACAATCCGGTAACTCCATTAGTTGTTTGCACATTAACCGAACCACTTGTGCCTATGGTTGTAGTCCAGTTATCCGGTGTGCCATTGGGAGCGTTACCTGCAATGTTGCTTAGCTTACTGAAATCTCCGTTAATAAGTTTATTATAATTGTAATCAATATCCCCGCTAACCTCTACTATTGGAAATCCCTTTGATAGTATTTTCGTTTGTGCATTGTTTACAAAATAGAACGGAGTCAGCGTATCACTTTGGTATGGCTGAATTGTGTAGTTCAATGTTTTTGTATAGGCAACATCGGCCGAAGTATCTTGATCCGTTTGGAATACCCGTATCGTATTGCTTGCCCTTTCGTTCACCGATGTAATCCACCACTCACCGCCCGACTGATATATTTGCGCCCCGAATGCGGTGCAAATGATTTCTATAATTTCGTAGCAGGTTAGATAAGCCTCCGAGCCTGTTTGCCAGTTACATTGAGTAACGTATATCTGCCGGAGTGCGCTTGTTGCATCTGATAGCTGCGATGTGTAGTAATTAACGGCAAAGTTTACTTTGTAGCCGCCCGGATACAATAAATAGGCAAGGCAGTTGTTTATTGTTTTAACAATACTTTCGGTGCTTGTCAGAAGCGGTACACCGGGTAAGTAGGTAACCGATTTGAGTTGCCCGATTGCATCCACACAAATTATATCAATGATTGTACTCCCTGTTGTAAATGGCAATGAAATAGTATCCATTAATATAAACCCATTCCACAATAAATACGTTGTACCACTTGCATAAAATTTAACGAAGTATTTTCTATCATCTGTAGATAGGAAGTCAGGGAAAGGGCCTGTAAAGTTTGTGAAGTCTGCCCGTATTGTGAATGTAGTTGGTAGTATTGGTTGGAATGGGTCATCGTTAGAGGCAAGGCAATCTAATACAAACGGGTTTAATGAAGTGTTAATTGGATATGTTGCCCCTGTGTATAGTTTCTCCCATATTTCAGCCGTGAAAGTATGCCCCGATTTACCTACTGCTGATAGGGTGTATTTCTTTCCGTATGCAGGTGGTACTACTGCCGGGGGTATTTCTACCGGATTTGATTCGGTACAGGGATCGCCCTCCGTAACCCGGCTATTGTAAGGCGGTACAGTAGGTATGCCGCCTACGTATATTTCAGCCGTGTAGTCACGGGTTGTATCCATGCAGTAACCTGTGTCAAAATCTAATTTTGCGGTGTTGTAGCCCACCACAACATCATCCCCGCCACAATCTACAAAACTGATATAAACGAATCCATCATCCGCATCTGCAAGGTCTCCGGCTATAATGTCAATTACTACTTTTTTACAAAAACCTGCCATTGTATTACGTTGTAAGTGAGCGGAATGTACCCGTTCTTTGTTGTGAAAGGAATATATCGTTACCCCTAATTATACCCTCAACTATCACTCTGCTGCTATTACTCCCCCCCATCTGCGATGCCGATGCAATGATTTGTTTCATCTGGTCGGGGCGTACAATATGCTCTGTGCCGTGTAACATTACAGGGTAGCCGGATTGTGGGCCGGATACGGTGCCGCCTTGTGAAAAGCCGAGAAGTTTACCGAAGCCAGTCAGAAACTTGCCTGCGCCTGCTCCGCCGCCTAACCCCGGCAATGCCATTAATATACCTTGAAAGATTGCCGCCCTCGCTGCTGCCATTGCAATATCAATAGCCAATTGCTTAAACATATTACCAAACGCCTCACCAATATTACCCCCATTTACCATTGCATTTGCTATGCCTGTTATGCCCTGCATTGCTCTATCGGTCAACTGATTTGCTAATTCAACACGGGCATTCTTTTGGTCATCTAATTCAATTTGCCTTGCAGTAATTTCATTTAATTGAGCATTACTATCCATCCTTAGTTTGAGATTGGTTAGGTCTTTCTCTTTTGCTTTCTCTTGCGTAATAAAGCCCTGCCCCATCATCTGTGCCTGTAACCGCTTGTATATTTGGATTTGCTCTTCTAAAACTTTGTTTTCATCTTTTACTGCAACCTCTTTGGGTTTACCGCCG